CACATTCTATTTTTATTTTCATCTTAAAATATATCTTTTAATGGGTCATAAAATGCTCCTTCTACTTGTGGCAATCCAAAGTTATTTACTTTAAAATTAAAATCTTCAAATGGTGCATTTCTACTTCGTTTACAACTTACTTTAACTAATCCTTTATTAACTGTGTTTAATTCTAAACTAATTTGTGTTTCTGTTTTCTTTTCCAAGAATGAACCTAAATGACCTGTTGGCTTATCAGTTCCAAAATTTGAATGTATAACTGTTACAATATGGCAATCTAATTCTTTTGTCCATTTCATTAGCTTTTGAACTACATTATTACTTTCTTCTATATTGTTTACATCACTACATAAATCAGCAATACCATCAATAATAACTAAACCTATATTTTTACCATCTAATCTGTCATATAAGTAGTGTTCTATTATTTCTATTCTGTCATTAAAGCTATATTGTCTTAAAGCTAATGTATGATATTTATCTATGTTCTTTAATCCAGCCATTTCTAATGGTCTTTTAAATACCATTTGTGCGTGAAAATTACCTTGTTCAGTATCAAAATGTATTAAGTGTTTATCATTTCTATTTGCTTTTAAATCACCACAAAATTGTGGCAAATCTTCAGCTAAATAAATAGCTGATAATAATGATACAAAAAATGTTTTCTTTGATTTAGGTGGTGCTTGTACAAAACTAAAGTTACCATAAGTTCCTATTGGTACTGGAAAAATAATTTCACCATCTTTACTTTCATAACTTTTAACACCAAATGATATTGCTGGTTTAGGATGTTCTATTTTTTCTAATGGATTTAAAATAGCTTCATCAACTATAAATTCCATCATTAAACGTTTTTCTTGTTTTTGTTCTTTTGTCATTGTTTTTGTTAAAATTTTATACCATTATTAATTAAGTATAATATGTGTTTTTCTTTTGTATCTAAAACTTCATTGTTTAAACCTATATAAATTCTTTTATCTAAATCTATTCTAATTAAATTATGTGCATTTCTGTGATTAAATTTTTCTAAAATAATAACATCTTCTAAAAATTCATCATTATAATTCCAATGGTGTAAATGATGTGTAGCTGGAACGTGTTTAAATTTTCTTCTTAATCCTTTATATATAGAAGAAGATTTCCAAGGTTTATCTTTATCCCAAACTTTTTGTTTATTTTTATAATCTAATCTATGGTATTTTTCAATAGAACGTAATCTTTCTTTTTCTATAAAACCATCTTCTTTAGATTTAATTAAATAATTATTTCTAACATCTAATTTATTGCATTCTTTACATTTATTTACTCTGCCATCTGGCATTTGTGAATGTTTGTAAAATTCATCTAATTGTTTTTGTTCTTTACATTTAAAGCAAATCTTTGTACTCATAATTTTAAAATTTAAATTTCTATTATAAATACAAAGATAATGCCTAAAATGGTAGTTTTAAAAAATTAAAACGGTAAGTTATCAACAACTTCTGCTTTGTCTTTTTTAGGTGCTGTTTTAATTTCACCATTTGTCCAAACTACATTACCATTTCCTAAATAAACTTTAGGTTTTTTTGCTTCACGTTCTTCTTGTGTTTGACTATCAGTTAAAGAAACATTTTGACCATACTGATTTGCTTCATCATTTACAGCAACTGTAAAATTGTAATAAACTGCACCATCTTTACCTGATACAAATTTTTCTTTTGGTAATTTGTCTACTCTTAAACTTACATTAATAATTGCACTCATATTTTTTTATTTAAAATTTGCTTACCTTTTTTTCCTGTTGTCAGCTATTCAGTTTTACAAATATATTACTTTACTTTTAATAATTCGTCTTTAACTGCTTTTGCTAATTTATATTTATTTTCAATAGTTGCAATATTACCACCATTTTTTAAATATTCAATAGCTTTATTAAATTCTGGTGTGTTTTTATTTAACCATTTTAAATCATCAGTAGTTTCTGTTTTTACTTCTTTATCGTGTTTATTAGTTGCATCTGCATCTTGTGTATCATCAATTAAAAGTAAGTTGCCTAATGCATATTTTTTAGCATAAGATGAAGCAGAACCAAATTGCTGTGGTACTTGCATTCCTTTTTGTAATAAATCAACACCAACTAATGCAGTAGCTTTTATTTCATTAACACCATTGTTATCTAAAATAGTTGCAGTACTTTCCATAATTGGTAAATCACAACCAACATTAATTAATCTTTCACTAATTACAAATGATACTTCATATTTTTCATTAAATGGTTTTAATGCTTCTAATATATCTTCAGCACTTCTGAAATTGTATTTTCCAAAACTATTAAATTTTGATTTGTTTGCTTTAAATTCTTTTTGAATTAAAGATAGTTTTTGATTTAAGTTTAAGTCTTTCATTTTATTATTGTTTTATTATTGTTTTTTTATCTAATTTTTTTAATTCCAATTTACAATATTTTTGTTTAAATTTATTATATTCATCTATATCAATATTTTTTAATCCAAAACTTTCAATTAAATAAATAACTTCATTAAATTCTCCTAAATCTTTTATTAAAGCATTAGCAATATCTGGACAAGGTTTATAAAAATTTTCTATATTATGTTCTACTCGTAACTTTTCTTTATAAAGTTTAGATAATACTAAACCATAATTTTCTAATTCTAAAAAATCTTTCATTTGTTATTTGTTTTTAAATTGTATAATTCTTTTTTAATTATTGTTTTGTACTCTTTTGGACAATCATCATCTGCTAATTCAAAGCAGTATGTTTCTAATGTGCTTAAAATACTTTCTAATTCGCAAATCTTGTTTTGCATTGTTTCAATTCTAAATCTGTTGTAGTCTAATAAATCTTTCATTTGTTATTTGTTTTTAATTATGGTACAAATCTAACTATTAAATTAATACAAAAATAAACTTTAACTTTTCTTTAACATTTAGACAAAAAAAAGGATGCTAATTAAAACATCCTTCTTTGACAAAAACAATTTAAAAACATTATGTAAATTTATGCAGAATATTTACTTGTTGTTTGTAGTAATCAATCATATCAATTAATTCTACATCAGCAAATTTAACTATTTGTTTTGATTTAATATATAATTCTTCAGATAACTTATTACCAAGATATAAACTATATTTATACTGCTCACCTGCGTGATAAACGTTGCAACCTACACATTGAACTTGGCAATTATCTTCATCCCATCTTGTTGAATAATTTGCTCTACTCATAAAATGCCCGTTTTGTAGCTTTTTCCAATGGTCTTTTTTACCACAAGTAACACATTCAGCTATTTCATTTTTAGCATATCTTAAACGTATATACTGGCTAAAAACAGTATCTAATTCTTTTATTAGATTTTTTCTTAATGGTTTTTTACTTACTTTAGCCATATAACGTATTTTAAATATGATTTAAACAACAATAATTGATTTTAAGTATACTTATATAACTTGACTAAAAATAGTGTCTTAAAAACGATTATTTTCTTTATTTTTAATTTCTTAATAATAATATATAATAACTTAATTAATTCAAAGATAATTATATTTTAATATATATTGTTTATTTAATTCAAGAATATTTAAATATATAATATAATATATATATTAAAAAATATAATAATAAATATATAATATATTAAATAAATAATTTTAAAATATTAAATCTATATTTATAAATCAAATATAATAAAATTAATAATATAAATAAATAAAAATATTTAACTAAACTTTCTTTTTTTTCTATTTTCTTTTCTACAAATACTTTTGAAGTAGAAACATCTTGCTCACTATGCTTTATTTCTTGTTTTAAAGCGTTTTTAGACACTTTCTTTTGATTTGTATGTAAACTATTATCTTTTATTTTTTTGTTTCTTATTTTAACGTTTTTATAAGTTTTACCATTTACAACTATTTCTTTGTTGTTGTCTATTGGTTCAATTATAATTTCATCAGAAGTTTTATCTATTTTAGAATTGTTATTTTCAACTGTATTTTCATTTGTTTTTATTTTAGTTTTTACATCAACAACTGAAACACTATCTTTTTTTTGCTCTAAATTTGATTTATTTACTTTTCTTGAACCACAAGATAATAATAAAATACTAACTAAAATATATATCAGCTTCTTCATTTCTTCTTTTTGTTAAACCATTAAGAACTTTACCACCAGCTTTATTCCATCTTAAAAATTCTGCTTTTAATGTTAAATCATTTGGATTTTTATTTACTTTTTTTAACAATGTACTTGAACTAAAATTACCAGTTCCAACATTATAAGCAAATGAAACTAAAGCATTAAATTGATTTTGATTTATATTTGATGTAACTAATTCATCTACTCTTTTAGCAAATCTATTAGCTATTTCTTTAAACATATCAAATGCTTCTTGTTTTGTAATTTCTTTGTCTAATAAAGTTACTCTTTTACCATCAGGATAATATGTATTTCCATAGCCAATAGTCGGCACTTTAGCTGGACATAAATACGGTTTTAATTTTAATCCTTCGTGTTTAGTTATTAATAAATAACCTCGATTATCCAATATCATTTGTTTGATTTTTTATAAATTTCAAATTGCTTTTTTAATGCTTCGTGGTCTTTTTCTAATTGAATATATTTGCCTTCTAAAACATCAAATTTATCTTTCCAATATTTTGATGATTCTACTTCTTTTGCGTAAGCCAAATACAAATCATTAAATTGCTTTTGTAAACTTCTAACATCATTTCTTAAATCTGCAATATCTTTACTTTGTTCAACATTACAAGCCCTTAATTCATCTCTATCAGTTTTTAAATCTTCAACTAAAGCATCATAAATATTTTGAACCTTTGTTAAAAAGTCTCCATTACTATTTTTTAATTCAACTTTTTTAGCTTGTTTACCACCAAAAACCCAAGCTAAAGGTGCTGATAAAAACCCTAAAATAGCTAACCAATTTTCAACTAAAAAATTCATTATATTACTATTGCTTCGGCTTGTTGAAATATTTCGTCTACTTGGTCATCAGTCATTTGTGTAACAGACTGAATAAATAAAACAGTTTGTGAGTATCTCTCTACTGTTGTGCCATAGTTCCAAACATTTTTAGCAGCAGTCTTTGTTGGTTCTTCTAATTGGTCTAATGCACTCTCTATTGTAGCTATTAAATTCATTAAATTTAAAATAGTTCTCAATCGCCAAAGTTGTACCTCTGTTGGTGTTGCATCTTTAAATGCTTGTTCAATTTCAGCTGGTGTTGCTCCTTCGTAAAACTCCCTTGTATCAAAATTAAAATATGGTTTAATCATATCAACTTGTAAAAGTTCATCAATTAAAGTTTCAGTTATTAAACATTGATTTGAGTAAGTAACTCCAATAACTTTACTTGTTGCTATTTCTATTATTGTTTTCATATTAATTGTGTATTGAGAACATATTACCGATTATACTATCGCCACTATTATTTAATGTAATAGTAGCAAAAAGAAAAAATTGATTTGCGGGATTTAAAGTAGTTGAACCTAAAGAACCACCTTGTGCTGTAATATCAGTTAATCCACTTGTTGTAAACATAAAACCATATAAATTACCACCATTTAAATTAAAATTTCTTTGTAAAACATTTACTTGAGCAGTTGCACTTCCACTATATGAAGCTATTGTTGGTGCACCAGATATGGTGTTTGTTGTGTTTACTCTTATTCTCAAACTATAAGTTCCTAAAGCAGTTGATTTATTTGCTCCAAACAATACTTTTATAACATCAGTACTACTAAAAGCACCCGCTGGAATTGTTGCAGTAAATATAACTGTTTCAACTGTTGTTCCTGTGTGAACTGTTTGTGAAGTTTGTATGCTTCTAAATGGACTATATGATAATATAGATTGTTTTAAAGCCAATGCATCAAAGACTGCGTTTTGACTTGGTGCTTTGTCTGTAACTCCATTTGTTATACTATCTTCAATTATAGTTTTATTTTTCCATAAATCAGTTGAACTTTCATAAACTAAACCTTGATTGTTTAATGGTGTATCTATAAACACATTGTGAAGTTCATCAAGTTCCCAACCATTCATAATCTTTACATAAATCTTACCATTTACAGAATGTGCATATTCTACATATCCTAAAACAACAATGTGACCAGTTGCACCTGTTGGCTTAATATTTGTAATTTTACCAGCAGTTGTTGGAGATAGATAAAGTACATCACCATCTGACCAAGTTTCACTTTGTAAAGAACCAGTTGTATTAATACCTTCTAATTGTCCAACTGTTATAATAAAACCTTCTTGATTTGTTGCAATAGTTTCACAAACAATTCCTAAAGTATCAGCACTATTTAAATCATTATTTGCTTGTGCTAAATTAACTGCTAATCTTTGACCTTGTGCGCCACTTATTCTAACAACTTGATATGCTGCTTTTGTTAATGTAGTATTTGGTGTTACTTTATTAACTACCCTTGCAACTAAATCAACTCCGTTTTTTAAGATAACAGAACCACCTTTTAAAGTGGTTTCTGAACTTCCTAAACTATCATTCCAACGTGTTGTTGCTACTGCTGCTGTTCCTGTTGGTGTTGTGTCTAAAGTTAATTGACCAGATTTTAATTCATATTCACCTAAATCAACATTTTGTGTTGCACCTGTATAAGGTACAAAAGTAGAAGTATCAGGAATATCTGTAATATCAGCAATACCTGTATAATCTTTATCTTGCCATTCAGCAATTCTTTCAGTCTGAACATTAGAAGAACTTAAAGTCATTGACTTGGTACTTCCATTAGTTTGTGTTACTAATTGATATGCTTTTATAGCATTAGTTGTTTCATTACCAGCATCTGTAACTTGTTGAAGATTTGGTGTAGTACCAGTATTAACTAATTCCCAAACTGCTGCATCTTCTGTTGGGTCTGTACAAAGATAAACATCACCATTATCTAAAATCCATCTTGTGTTTTGAACAAAACCTTTAGTTACATCATCAGTTGCAGTTGGTGTATAAGTAAGATTATGTGATACTTCACGTATAATAGTACCACCATCATTCATTATGTAAAGTCTACCAGCTTCCCATTTATGCTCAAATCCTACACCACATATTTGTGAAATACCTTTTGAACCACCATTTCCAGCATCAATAGTTCCTTTTTTAAGCATTGAACCATTATCTAAAACAATAGCATCACCATTTGAAATACTTATGTTTTCACCATCAGTAATATTACCTAATACTAAAGTTTGTGCTAATGTTTGTGTTCCACCACCACCTGTTACTTTGTTTATGTTTACTGTAATTAGATTATCAACTACATTAATAGTAACTTCTTCAATGGTTTCTCCTACGTTTATATCTATAATATCACTCATTATCTTGTTACATCGTTTTTAATTAGAAAATTACCACTTATGTAAGTCTTAACAGTTCCATCACCAAACTCAATTTCTATATCATATAAATAATTAAAAGCACAAATATCAATTATTTGCTCATTAATCTTAAATAAACCATTTGCATCATCTGTAATTGTTAAACCAGCATTATCAACTGAAGTTAAAGATAAAAATGGAATACCACCATATTCTTTACGTAACTGCATTCTAATAATAGCATCTTCTAAACTATATGGTTCATCGTTTAATAGTAATTCAAAAGTTACTTCTTCAAATGTGTCTCCTTTAATGCTTTGAAAATTTAATCCCATCTTTAGTTTTGTTTTCTATTTTTTTTAAAAATATTTCTAACTTCTTAATGTTAGCTTGTTTTGGTTTATATTTATTTATCATAAAACCCAACCTGTAAAATAAGCATCTTTATCAGGGTACATATCACCATTTGAATTAGCATTGTATTCTGGAAAAGAAACTTGGTTAAAACTCATATAATCAATAAATCTATTTGTGTAATGTTGTGCTATATCCCTTGCTTTTTCAATTAAGAAATCAACTTCATTCTTTTCTACATTTGTAGCGTTTTCTGATGTATGCTTGTAAATGCCTTTTCCAGCTATTGTAATGGCTAAAAATGGTAATGCTTCAACCATA